CGAGATCTACACTCTTTCCCTACACGACGCTCTTCCGATCTGATTTTTGAAAAAGGAGTTGATGAAACTAACGAATCCATGAAAAATCTAGCTAAGGCAATGGGTGGTCGCTTGGTTAAAATTAAAGCTGAGTATGAGATCACGGAAGAAGATGGATCAGAACTACAAGAACCAGATGAAAGTACTGAAAAGTGCGATCACGATGCCCTTGATCACTTATTTAAAAAAATGTTAGGGCTTTAAGATGATTAATTTAACAATACCTATTGAGCCAAAACCCCAAACTCGCCCAAATTTTGGGCGAGGTGGGGCATACGAAGATCCAAAGATGAAAGCATGGCGCAGATCAGCTACATACCTCATTAAGAGCCTGTATAAGGGCGAGAAAATGCAAGGCTATCTCAAAACAGAAGTCACGTTTTATCTAAAAGCCCCTCAAGTCGTATCAAAGAAGCCCACTCCAAAGGCCAGAGCTAAAACGTGGGAACGATACGAACGATTTTTAAACGAGCAAATCTATTGCGCCAAGAAACCAGACCTTGACAATCTGGAAAAGGCAATATATGACAGCATTTCAGATGCTAACTGCGTTTGGTGGGACGATAACCAAGTTGTGGAACATACGACAAGAAAGGTCTACTCACCAAACCCACGAATCGAAATTAAAATTAAAAAAATTTAGGAGATAACAATCATGAACAAAAAATTAGTTTTAGCAACAGTCGCAACAATCGCAACAGTCGCAACAGCACAAGGAGTGAAAGCAGATGAAACCAACGTACAAGCAACAACTGGAACAGGAAATGGAACAAGCACAGTTACAACTCCAGCAGTTGGAAAAACTGGAGCAGAAAAAAATGAAACAACGGAAGCTGCTAAACAACCAGTTACTGAAAATTCAAATGCAGAAACAGGAAGCACAAGCGACGATTCAAACCAATCGGGAAATGCTACACAGTTTAGCAAGCATGACAATATCATTCAAGTAACCAACCCAAATGTGACAGTGGAACAACCAGAAGGCAATGGACGGTACACGCCATTTAAGGTTAAGTATGAAGATATTAAAATCCCAGACAATATTGAAGTGAACGAAGGTGACAAAGTTACTTTTGATTTGCCTCAAGAAGTTAAATTTCAGACTTCATACGAGTTTGATGTGCATAACCCCGAAAAAGCTGTTGTTGGTAAAGCTACAGCAGATGCAACAACTAACAAAGTAACTACTGTATTTAATGACTACTTTAAGAATCATCCTCTTAACAAGAGCATGAGTTTAGAGTTAGATGCAAGTTGGACAGATAAGGTTGAAGCTGGTAAACCAGTAACTGCTAACTTTAATGGCACAGTTGTGACTGCCAACGTAGGATCAGAGGGAGTTATTGGTAAAGATGAATTGATTACCAAATGGGGCGAACAAGACAAAGCAGACCCTACAGTGATCAATTGGACTGCTCGTGTGAACTACGCCAAACGTGTCCTAAACTATGCGACTATCATTGACGAAATGAGCGAGAATCAAAAGCTGGTTGACAACTATTTTGAAATCAAGAATATTGAAAGTTTGGATCCATGGATTGATAAAGGATCAGCCATGGACTTGGTTAAGTCTATCAGTAAATCAGATCATGGATTCACAATCACTATGGATCGTTTGGATCACATGATTTACCTTTACTACAAGACTAAGCTTGTAAATGCTGTTAAGGATTCAACAAACCCAACTAACAAGATTGAGTTGAAAGCTGAAGATGCTGGATCTGTAGCATATCAAAAGATCCAATTGGTAGGTGGTAAAGGTGACGCAGTTGGTGAAGATAAGCCAGTATGGGAAATTCCAAATGATGCTCCGAAGTATGACAAACCATCTATCAACATTAATGATATTCCATTAATGCCACCAGCACCTATCTTGGATAAGCCTTATCTTCCAATCGAAGATATTCCACTCTTACCACCAGCTCCAATTTTGGAAAAACCAGAGCTTGTGATCGACATTCCAGAGCCAAAACGTGACGAACCTAAACCACAACCTAAGACGGACGAACCTAAAAAACCTAACACACCTCCAGTTGTTACAGATAAACCCGTTGAAATCAATTCTAAGCCGTCTAAAACGGCTTCTGAGCCACGTAAAGAGCAAGTGAATGTATTTTATCAAGCGACACAAACAAACGCTCACACGCTCCCTAATACAGGATCAGAAAGTGGTCTCATCTTGTCATTCGCTGGTATGTTCATTCTTGGTGGTATGGCACGGATCGCTTTGAAACTTGAAAACTAATGGCGAAGATTGTCACAGAGTTCTTTAGACGGTATGACCAGCTCATGAAAGAGCAAGGTCCTGCTAGTACATTTTGGAAGAAGGTCGATTGTGAGAAAGTGTCTGGTTACTTCTGCAAAGCAAAACGTGAGCGACGGATGCCACCACCAACACAGTTAAAGAAGTTGGAAGGATATCTTGACAATCAATTCTTGCTTGAGTGCATGCAGTTCTATAGCGACTACTATCCAGAATGTATGACAATCAAGATGGACATGGCACTTGATGAGTTCGTCTTAAAATATCGTCACAAAGGACGAAGGAAAGAGCGAGAGGTGACCTCTCGGCTATATCTTGAGAAGGCTTTGAGGATGGGCCTCTAATTAAGGCTGGCAGATTGCAAAAGGTCTGTCAGTCATACCTCACGAACTATAAAAACAATACACTGATACGAAGCTAGTGAGGGGCTTCGAAATAAGTTGTGATGAAGCTACTGGTGGTTTATCACGGCTGACCTTGTATATCAAAACTATATTAAATTTTAGAAATGAGGAAGCCTTCTTTACTACTATTATCATACGAGTAAGTCCGATATACGCTTGCGACTGGTCAATATAATTAAAAAGTTATTTAATGACGATAATTCACAGCAATGCTATTGACCCATTGCGTCCTATGCTGGGCGAGGCTTGGAAACCTCAGAGGGTTCGATCCCCTCTATAGGATTTAGGGCTGGAAATTTCTTCCTTATTTTCAAAATCTCCTTATATTTTTTAAAAATTGCGTTTTATTTCATACTATCGACCAGCCCCGATAGTTAGCCAGTGTTAGCGCAAACAGAGTGGTGCAAGTCCACTCGCTGGCTATTGCTCACTATAATTTTAGAAAGGTAGTCTTCTCTTTTTCGAAATATAAGAGGGCATGAGCAACCCTCTACATTTTGAGAAAGATGAATCAGACATGGAAATTGAATTAATCAAGCGTTCAATTAGATTAGATCGAGAGCGTTTATCAGATACAAGCAGTAACTTGCTTATACAAAAAAATATCGGTAGAACGGCAGTTATGGGCCGTGAGCGTGCGATCAAAGAAAGGATCAAGGAGAAAATGCAAAAGCTAGAAAATGAATTGGTAACACTAACCAAGAAATGGTTTGCAGATCGTGATTTAGAAAATGGTGGACGGTTAGACAAGCAAGCTTTGAAATTGAGTGAGGAATTTGGTGAGTTATGCGCTGGATACCTCAAGCAGAATGAGAAACTGACTAAGGACAGTATCGGTGATTGTGCGGTTGTTATTGTAGGATTGGCTCTTTTGATTGGTGTGAATGTACATAGTATCTTTGAGAAAGCAGATGGTATTACGCGCAAAGAAGTGATGGAAAGTTTTAAATTGTTAAATGCGAACATCTCAGAATTTCAGTTGTCGCAAGATTTGGCAAGCAAAGAAATGTGTCGTCATAATCTGGTGCATGCGGTTGCTTACTTAAAATCTATCAGCAAGGCATTTGACTATGACTTTGTAGATTGTTTCGAAATGGCATATCAGGCAATTAAAGATCGTAAAGGTAAATGGATTGATGGCTCATTTGTGAAAGAAGAGGATTTGAAATATGAATAAAGAGAAAGTGTATTTAAAAGGCTATGTGATAGGGCATGCTGCAGATACATTAGGTTATCAAGGACTGATGGTTCAGCTTGAAAATTTGGATATTGTAGAAGTGGATAAAAACCTTGTGCATAAACAACTAGACGAACCGCAGAAGCCAGTTGTACCGCAGTTTGTGGCGGATTGGATCAATTATTGCAAAAATACATTTTTATCCATTGCTAGTTCTCTAATGGTTGAGGAAATTGATTTTTACAATTACGCAAATCAAGAAGGTCGTTCAAGACTAATAGAATTTTTAGGATCCATGATCAATCAAGATCGCTTCACCCGTGCTTGGCTTGACGGCTACACAGTCGAGAAAGAAAAGCGGTATCTAGTGAAGATTATTGGGGTTGGTAAGCTTTATGAGTGTTTAAATTTTGATGTAACGAATAAAAAATGGATATTTTTCGATTGTGACAATACAGACAAATATCGAACACATCACACCCGCAAAGAACTTGAAGAAGCTGGCTTCGGTTGGGTGTTTGATTGTGAAGGGATTGAGATCGAGGAGGTGGAAGAATGATTCCAAAATATAGAGCGTATGATAGCAGTTCATACAGACGTATGTATCAACCAGAAGAAGTGATGGTTGGAAATGGTGACATTTGGATAATTGACGAAGATTCTGAGACTAACGAATGGATAGTGAATAACGATCTTAATCTCATGCAATCAACAGGACTCAAAGACAAAAACGGTAAGGAAATCTTCGATGGGGATATTTTGACAGATGGACACACGACAGGAAATATCAGAAATCACCCGACACTTGGATTTTACACAGTTGACGAAAGTAGCAAAGAAGGTTATTTAAGCGATACAGTGGGCATAGAAGATTTTGAGGAAGCAAAGGAATTTATGAGAAACAGTATTGAGGTTATCGGAAACATCTACGAAAATCCAGAATTGTTGGAGGTAGAGTGATGTTTGTTATTTTCAGAAACAATTCAGAAGAACGCTTAATAAATACAAATCAAATAAATGCAATCTTTCGGACTGAAGATCAAAAAGAACCATACTTTCGTGTCGAATATTTTGGAGGTGGTTTCAATTTTCATTCGATGGAATGGAATGGTATTTTTAGAGCAACGCCAACGCTGGATGATGTCGAGCTTGCGTTAATGAAGTTTGAAAAAATGAACAAATAGGAGGAATAATGGATCTACAAAACTTTATCTATCTACTATTTGGTCTAGTCTGGCTCTCTGGTCTTATCTGGGCTGGTGTGATAGCGTTTAAAAACAGAAAGGGCAAGCATGACTAAACAATTTTATACAATCATCGGATCAGTATCGCTGGTATTTCTTATCGTGTGCGTTAACTTAAACTCACGGATTGAAAGTCTTACTAAGCGTGTGAGTGATCTGGAATGGACGGTGCAAGAACATGAGCTGTCTATCCAGCGTTTGGCTGAGAAAAATAATGCGCAAGATGTGATTATTAATAAGCTAAATGCTGAGTATCAGATGCGTGAACGGCAACGGGCGGAAAAAGTAAAGGAAGCTGCAGAAAGAAATGGAGTTGGTGGATGAATAGAATTAAAGAGTTGAGAAAAGAAAAAAAACTAACTCAACAAGAGGTTGCTGACGCAATGGGAGTTAGTCGTAGAGGCTTTCAAAAATGGGAAAATGGAGATAGTCAGCTAAAACCAGATAAGATCAAACAACTTGCAAAATACTTCGAGGTGTCAGAAGCTTACCTATTAGGTTATGACATTAGCACTGAACTTGAGTTCTTACCAAAAGGTAAGCAGTATCTAATCAGAATGAATGAACTTACTATTGATTTGATACGTGATTGTAATAAAATGACCGCTCAAGAAGTAAGTAATATAAAGAGAGGAGCTAGAAATCTATATGAAGAACTCGTGCGACTAGAATATGAATCAGAGGAAGAAGATGCAAGGGGGTATTGAATGCTTTTTGGCGAAGTGTTAAAGAACAAAACAAAGGAGAACGCAGACAATGCCCTCAAAAACTACCGAGTACTTCTGAGAATAGCTGGAGAAGAATACAGCCCAAAAGTAACAGCTACTTATTCCCTAGAGCCAAAGAGCGCACCAAGTTCCCCAAGTAGACAAACCGAGCAGATGGTTATAAGACGGGTAAGCGCTCAGCAAGAGCTGGAACTTATGGCATCGGCTATTAACAGACTGTCCGATCTAAACCTATCACAGATTTTAATTGAGCGATATTGTAGAGTGAGATTTAGGCAAGACAAGGCTATCTATCCAAGCTTAGGATATTCTGAAAGTGAGTACTATAGATTGCTTGATAGAGCTTTGTTAGAGTTCGCAGAGGCATATAAGGCTGGAGAATTGCTAGAGTGCAGAGTTTTGGGAGATAAATGAAAGAAAAATGGGAGTAAAAGATCAATTTTGAGTGATATTATAGTATTATCCGATGAAGCAGAGGAAACCTGCGCTATTTGGTATGACTCCTAAATTTGGTTGCTGGGTAGTTTAACGGTTAGAACATCGGGCTTTTCACCCGAATTAGTACAGGTTCGATTCCTGTTCCAGCTATAAAAAAGCACCACATAAAATAAAAAAATGAAGGTGACCTATGATGTCAGTTTGGTGCTTCTGGCTAGGACCCTTGAAAATATTTTGTTTAAAAACAAAGTAGACCATATAACCCGAGAAGGACGTATCATTTAGATGCGTTCTTTTTGGTTTCTGGAGTTAAGAATGGAAATCGAAAAAAATTAGTATTTCAGAAATAACTGAATACGAGAATAATGCGAAGCTACACCCTCGCGAACAAATTGAGCAGATCAAGAAATCAATCCAAGAATTTGGGAATAATGATCCTATAGCGGTTGACGAGAACAATGTTATCATTGAGGGACATGGACGATATAAGGCCTTGAAAGAGCTTGGATTTGACGAGGTAGAAGTTATCCGCTTGTCACACATGACCGAGGAACAAAAGCGGGCTTATATCCTCGCTCACAATAAATTGACTATGAACTCTGGGTTTGATATTGAACTTTTGGATTCAGAACTTGAAAGCATTGTGAACATCGACATGGAAGATTTCGGATTTGACTACTACGAGCCAGAGTCCGAAGTTGAAGAGGACGACTTTGAAGTTGAAGAAACCAAGGAACCGATCGCGAAACTAGGCGACATCTACCAACTTGGACGGCACCGTCTTATGTGTGGTGACTCCACTGATCCAGACCAGCAAACTCTTGAGAGATGCGTTCTTTGCTGCAGACACGGTTCTACGTGAAGGGGGGGCATTTTATATCTGGCATGCGGATTCGGAAGGTTACAATTTCAGAGGGGCTTGCTCAGATATCGGCTGGACAGTACGTCAGTGTTTAATCTGGAATAAGAATACATTGGTTTTAGGTCGTCAAGATTATCAGTGGAAACATGAACCTTGTTTGTACGGTTGGAAAGAGGGCGCGGCGCATTATTTTGTGAATGACCGTTCTTTGACTACCATCATCGAGGACGTGGAAGATTTGAATAAAATGACGAAGGCTGAGCTGATTGAGTACATTGAGCGTATGCAGGCCAACTCTCCTACAACTATCATTGATGAGAATAAGCCAACCAGAAACGGCTTGCACCCTACCATGAAGCCGTTGAAACTGATTGAACGGCTGGTGCGAAACTCCAGCAAGAAAGGCTGGAATGTGCTAGATAGCTTTAACGGTTCTGGATCGACTATGATTGTTTGTGAAGATTTAGGCCGTAACTATTTTGGTATGGAGCTAGATCAACGGTATGTAGACGCTACAATTCAACGTTGGGAAGAGCACACAGGACAGACTGCTGTTAAATTGAATTAAGAATAATATTTGAAAAGGAAGTGAGGCGATGGCTAATGAAGAAAACCTAATCCCGTTTAATGAGCGAAGCGTGAGCGAAACGAGAGAGCTAGGAAAAAAAGGCGGTATCGCTTCAGGGAAAACAAGACGAAAAAAAGCGAACATGAAAAAGACACTAGAAGCTCTACTTGTTTCCAAGGTTTTGAACCCTCAACTCTCTAGAATATTACAGGACATGGGTTTTGAGGATGATTACGAGTCAGCTCTCCTTTTGGTAGCAATGCAAAAAGCTCTGAAGGGTAGCTCTCGCCACATGGAACTAATTGCTAAAATAGCAAATAGCGAGGGCACGAAAGATACGCTTGATAAGAAAGAACAGAAAGCGCGTATCAAATCTCTGGAACTTGAAAATAAACGTAAGGCCCAAGCGTTAGACGAAGCGGGAGGTGGTGCAGATGATTCAATCATCATCATTGACGACATCCCAAGTGAATGATCCGACTATAAAGCTAACTAAAGAGATCAACCCCAAATTTTACAAAGTATGGAGATCTTCGAAGCCTTATAATATTTTGAAGGGTGGTCGTAACTCGTTTAAATCGTCAGTTATTGCACTCTTGCTTGTTTTTATGATGATTAAGGCTATAACGCTGGGGCAATGCGTCGAGATTATTATCGTCCGTAAAGTTGGTAACACAATTTTTGATAGCGTCTATAAAAAGATAATCTGGGCGCTTGATAAGTTTGGCATAGCTAATCAGTTCAAGCGGACTAAAAGCCCTTATAAGATTATTCATAAACGGTCTGGATCAACGTTCCACTTTTACGGTCAGGACGACTTCCAAAAACTGAAATCGAATGAGGTTGGGAAAGTTATCGCGGTATGGTACGAGGAAGCTGCCGAGTTTGCTGATTCGGAAGAATTCGACCAATCAAACAGTACCTTTATGCGTCAGAAGCATCCAGACTACCCGTTCGTGCAGTTCTTTTGGTCGTATAACCCACCGCGTAACCCGTATAACTGGATCAATGAGTGGGTGGATTCGTTACGAACAGCGGACAAGTATTTAATACATGAGTCCAGCTATCTTGACGATGAGCTGGGATTTGTAACTGATCAAATGCTTGATGAGATCGAACGGATAAAGAACAATGACTATGATTATTATCGTTATTTGTATCTCGGTGAGCCAGTCGGACTTGGTACAAATGTGTACAACATGGAGCTGTTTAAGTCTGCTACAGAAGTACCAAACAATGAGCGTGTGATCGCTCAATTCTTCGCAGTTGATAGTGGTCACCAACAGTCGGCGACTACTTGCTTGCATTTAGTCATGACGAGCGCCAACAAAGTATATCTGATCGACAACTATTATTACAGCCCCGCTGGTAAAACGCACAAGAAAGCTCCCAGCACGCTATCTAAAGACTTACATTTTTTTGTAACCGAGCAAGCGAAGCAATTCCCAAATGCTCCTATCCTCAATATGACAATAGATAGTGCTGAGGGTGCGCTACGTAATCAGTATTTTGAAGATTACGGTGAGCGCTGGCATCCAGTCGCCAAGAAGAAGAAAATAGTCATGACAGAGTTTGTGCAGTCTCTTCTTGCTGAAGGACGTTTTTTTTATTTGCAAACAGTAAACAACCTAAAGTATTTTATTGAAGAACACAAGAAATACCAATGGGAAGAAAACTCAATCATGAATGACGACCCGAAGGTTGTCAAAGAGGACGACCACACTTGCGATGCGTTCCAGTACTTTGTGATTGACAACGCACGTTATCTAAATTTAAAGGTTTAATTTAAATGGGAATTATACAACGAATAGTAAATATATTTAAGAGAGGACAGTATGCGATGCAACAACAATCGCTAGGAAATATCACAGAACACCCACGTATAGCGGTAAGCAAAGATGAATATACACGGATCATGCGCAACTTGCGCTATTATCAATCAATGTGGGATGATGTTGAGTACATGAACTCAAACGGTGACATGGTGAAGCGACCATTCAACCATTTACCAATTGGACGAACTGCATCAAAGAAGATTGCAAGTCTTGTGTATAACGAACAAGCAACAATCACGGTTGATAAAACTGTAAGTGGTGCTGATGAGTTTGTGCAAGATGTACTTTTAAATGATCGTTTTAACAAAAACTTTGAGCGATATTTTGAGAGCTGTCTTGCGCTTGGTGGGCTTGCTATGCGTCCTTATATTGACGGTGATAAGATCAAGATTGCTTTTGTGCAAGCTCCAGTATTCCTTCCTATGAGATCTAATACGCAAGATGTCTCGAGTGCTGCTATTGTCACTAAGACAATCAAGTCGGAAGGCCAAAAGAATATATATTATACTTTGATTGAATTCCATGAGTGGAAGAGCAAAGAAGAATATACAATCACTAACGAATTGTATCGGTCTGATAACAAGGATCGGGTAGGCGATCGTGTGTCACTATCTGAACTCTATGAGGAGCTAGAGGAAGTGACAACATTAAAAGGTCTAAGTCGTCCACTATTCACTTACTTAAAAACCTCTGGAATGAACAATAAAGACATTAATAGTCCGCTTGGGCTGTCTATCTTTGATAATGCTAAAAGTACCATTGACTTTATCAACACTACTTATGATGAGTTTAAATGGGAAGTCAAGATGGGTCAACGCAGAGTGGCCGTCCCAGAACAGACAGTACGTACTGAGTTTAACTCACGGAATGAAAAAGTCACAGTCACTCGCAAGTTCGATCCTAATCAAAATGTGTATGATAAATTTGATACAGGTAATCTTGACGGTGCTATCAGCATTACAGATCTAACAACTCCTATTAGATCAGACGACTATATCAAGGCTATCAATGAGGGGTTGAGCCTTTTTGAAATGCAGATAGGCGTTTCTGCTGGTATGTTTAGCTTTGACGGTAAGAGCATGAAGACGGCAACGGAGATCGTCTCAGAAAACTCTGACACTTATCAAATGCGAAATAGCCTTGTATCTTTGGTTGAACAGTCATTAAAAGAGCTAGTCATTTCTATTTGTGAGCTCGGCTCGCTCTATGAATTGTATAGTGGGTCTATTCCAGAGATGGAACAGATTAGTGTCAATCTAGACGATGGTGTCTTTACTGATCGTAATAGTGAGCTTGAGTACTGGACGAAGGCTCTCGCTAGTGGTCTAGTTGATCGTAAGACTGCAATTCAACGGGCTTTAAAACTGACAGAGGAAGAAGCGGGACAAATGGTTAAACGGATCAACAATGAAACGCTAGCAAGTGTTAATGCTGACCGTGACACAACAGACATCGAAATATACGGAGAGTAATAAAGCATGCGCAAGAGGCCACCAATACAGTTTAATGACGAACAGTTAGAACTTGGATCAAGTCGTCTTGCTGATCTTTATCATAAACTAACAGTTGATCTCTTCGACCAAATGGTTGATAGATTGCTAGAGCGTGGAAGCGTATCGCTTGCTGACAACCCTTATATCTGGCAACTAGAGAAACTCAATCAAATGCACGCACTCAACGAGCACAATCTGAAAGTCATATCTAAATACACGGATATTTCAGAGGAGCAGTTAAGAAATGTAATCGAGGTTGAAGGGCTAAAGATATACACAGACACTAAAGCCCAGCTTTTGGAAGATTTGAACCGAAACAGTAATATTGACACTAGCAATGTACAGAAACAACTTGAAGCCTATATAGAACAGGCTGGAGGAGATATTAATAACTTAATTAACACCTCACTACCAGATAGTGTTATAAGCGTTTATCGGAATATCGTACAAGAAACAGTCGGTAAAGTTGCGATCGGTACAATGACACCAGACAAGGCTATAGCTGAAACGGTCATGAAGTGGCAAGAAGTCGGTTTTAGAGGTTTTAAGGATCGAGGTGGTAAGAATTGGCGAATTGATAACTACGCACGTACAGTTATTAAAACAACTACACGCAGAGTTTATCGTCAAATGCGCACACAGCCAGCGGAAGAATTGGGAGTAGACACCTTTTACTACTCAAAGAAAGCTATGGCTAGGGAGGCTTGCGCACCCTTGCAAGCTCATATCGTAACCTATGGTGAAGCCAGAGAGGAAGAAAGTTATAGTATTCTATCTTTAGCCGATCATGGCTATGGTACACCAGCGGGCTGCCTTGGTATTAACTGTGGGCATTATCTCACACCTTTTGTTATTGGTATCAACGACTTGCCAGATCTTGGTGATGATGTCAAAGATATAACACCAGAAGAAGCAATAGAGAACGCAAACGCTGAGGCCAAACAACGAAGCTTTGAAAGGTCTATAAGATCATCTAAAGAGCGTTTAGAGGTTGCTAAAAAGCTAGGTGATAAAGATATAGAGGATAAGATCAAAGCGCAGATAAGGGCCAAACAAGGGGCTTTACGTGCGTTTTTAAAAGACAATCCATTCCTTCACAGAGATTATTCGAGAGAAAAGATATTTTGAACCGAAAGGAGACGTTATTTATGAATAAACTTATTAGATTATTAGAAAAGGTTTTGTTTAGAAAGAAAAAGACCTTTTTAGATTATCAGAAAGAATTGTCAAAAACCGCTTTTGAAGGTTTTTTAATCGGAATGGGAAAATAAAGGCTTTTATAGCCTTTTTATTTTGCGCTCAATTCTGGATAAAGAGGTGATTTACTCCTTTTTTCTCACCTCTTGCGGGATCGTTACCCGCTGGGCGCTTCCGACTTTATCCACAGTCGCTAAAGAATGGAAGATCACAAATTAGGAGGGGCAAGTAATGTCCGAAGAAATCCAAACAACAGACCAGTCTGTCAATACTGGAGATGTGGCAACAACAGAAGTTGCGAAAGAAGAAACCAAAACATTTACTCAAGAAGAAGTGAACGGGTTGGTCGCTAAAGAGGCTAAAAAAGCACAAGAAAAGATTTTCAAAAGCCTAGGATTTGAAGATGTAAAGAGTGCTAAAGATGGCCTTGAACAATTGAAAGAGTGGCAAGACTCACAGAAGACAGAAGCAGAAAAAAAATCCGAGGCAATTGCTGACAAAGAAAAACAACTTGAAGCGATGCGCTTGGAAAACCAACAACTGACTGCGAAGTATGCAGCGTTAAAACTTGGTGTACGTTCTGATGCTGTCGATGATGTCATTGCACTAGCTCAAAGCAAGGTAACTGACGATGTGACTATTAATGACGCAATCACAGAAGTCCTTGCAAAATATCCGCAATTTGGGAATGCACCCAAAGAACCCAAGGAAGAACCTAAACCCAGCTTTTCGATTGGCGGAACACCCACAGTCAAAGAAGAGGGCAAGGTTGATCCTTTTGAGGCTATTATCGCCTCGTATGGCAAGAAAAAATAAGAAAGGAACATAATCTATGCCAAATAACAACAATCAAGCAGTCGCTCGCTATGAGAAACAATACCGTGATATGCTCGCAACAGTTTTCGGAGTGAATGCAGCATTTACCAACGCTTTGTCACCTATCCAAATTTTGAATGGTGTGCAAGAAAATGCTACAGCGTTCTCGGTCAAAACCAACAATACTCCAGTAGTGGTTGGTGAATACTCAACAGATGCCAATGATGGTGGATTTGGAACTGGTGCTGGTAAATCTCGTTTTGGTGAATTGAAAGAAATCAAATACACCAACACAGATGTACCTTACGACTACACCCTTGCAATCCATGAAGGTATTGACCGTTACACAGTCAACAACGACCTCAATGTTGCAGTCGCTGACCGTTTGAAACTCAACGCAGAAGCTCAAACCCGTGGAATGAACAAACGCATTGGTAAATTCTTGTCTGCTGCAGCAGGTAAAACAGAAGCTCTTACTGATATGCAAGAAGCAACAGTTCGTACTTTGGTGAACAAGATCAAAGCATACTACAGCAATAACGAAGTTATCGCACCAGTTACTTTGTACTTGCGCACAGAATTGTTCAACGCTATCGTGGACATGACAGCTAACACTACAGCCAAAGGCTCAAGTGTATCCATTGACGACAACGGTCTTGCTAAATACAAAGGCTTTGCGCTTGTCGAAACACCAGAGCAATACTTTGAGTCTGGCGATGTTGCTTACTTCGTACCAGATGGAGTAATTATCCCATTTGTAGGTATCTCAACAGCACGTACAGTTGAAGCAGAAGACTTTGACGGTGTTAAATTGCAAGCTGCTGCAAAAGGTGGTACGTATGCACTCGAAGACAACAAGAAAGCGATTGTTAAGGTTACAGGAACAGTCGTTTAACAAGAAAGGGGCATCTATTGGCACTTTTTAGAGTAACAAAGAACATTTTTATTCAAGACCTCGATGTTACAGTATTAGAGCATGACATCGTTGAGCTTGATGATGCAACCGCTAAAGACTTGACCGCTAAACTAGCAGATGTCTTTCCAAAAGAAACAGTACTTATTGAAGTTACTGACGATGGGGGTCAAAAGCCTAAACGTGGTCGCACAAAGAAAACTGAAACAGAAACTACAGAAACTGAAGAGGTTGAGGCATAATTCAACCTCTTTTAATTTTAGAAGAGGTGAAATATGGACTACTTAACCTATCCAGAATATCTTGAACTAGGTTTTGATGAGATCGACAAATTTGACGAATTATACAAGCGTGCAGAAATGACTGTCAACTTGTATATTCACAATTTCTACGCTTATAAGGACTTTGAGAGTGACTTTAAGCCACGCAAAGAGGCTGTCAAGAATGCTATCGCTTATCAGATCTACTACTTGGATCGCTCTGGTATCACTACAGCAGAGGAGAAACAATCATTGTCTAGCGTGACAATTGGGAGAACCTCTGTAAGCTATCAAAATGGCTCTCAGAACGTTTCAAAAGGTTCTAAGTATAATCTATCTCTCGACGCTGAAAACTGGCTGAGATTGGCTGGTTTTGGCTATAGTGGGGTGGCTTATGATCGATAAGAGAATGTTAGTTGATACAGCAATCATCAAGAAGCGTGTAGGGATTGACGAGTGGGGGAAGGAAACCTTTGGAGGTGACCTCTATATCTCACCTTGCCGTTTTGACGAAAGTACAGCGCACGTACAATCTCAGAAGTCTGGAAAAAGCAAGAACCGCACAGACCAGTTTGCTGGCGTGCTGTACATTGACACAGACTACTGCAACTTTGAAATTGACCGATCTTATATTGACGGGAAATTGATTGTAGATAATCAAGAGTACATCATTGTCAAGATCATTCCTAACCGTCACCCGATCAGTAAACGTATTTTAACGTATGAAATCGAGGTGATCTAGTGGGAATTACAATCAAAATCGATTTAGGTCAGATTAATAAGAAGTTTGGCTCAAATGCCAGCAAGGTTGCTGAACACGCTATAGCTAACCAAGCAATGCTAGACATGGAACGGTTTGTACCATTGCGTGCTGGAAGCTTGAGGGCCTCTGGTCACGTTTCTGGCAGTCAGATTGTGTATAACACAGTCTATGCCAGAGCACAATTTTACGGATCATCTTACAATAAGCATCGCAGTTTTAGTTTTAGCAAATACACAACCGCTGGTACAGGGCCACGCTGGGATCTAAAAGCCAAGGGCTTATATGGTGATAAGTGGGCGGATAAAGCGAAGGAGGCTCTAGGACTATGATTTCAAAAAATGATTTTCTTGAGCGTTTGAACTCTTTTATTAATTCGCTTGGCTTGCCTATCAATTCACGCATGGACTATTTAGACGAGGACGAGAGCTTGGTTGTCTATCCACTTGCTGGTGGAAAGATTAATAAAATCTATATGGACGAAGCCAGAGATGTATCTCTGCCTTTTGAAATAGCAGTTAAGACTAAGAATCATGAAAAGGCCAACGCTTGCCTTTGGGCAGTAAATGAAGCTCTATCTGATCTATTCGTCAACATTCCAAGTGCTAATGGTTCGTATACTTTCGATAATTTAGAGGTGGCGATGCCATTTCTAAACGAACGAGACGAGCAAGGCTTTTACATCTACCTACAAGATATTCAAGCAAATATCACAGTATTTCAAGAACGAAAGGAAATTAATTAAATATGGCACGTTATAAGAACGCCCTTCGTGGGCATTTTATCGCTCCAGTTACTGACGCACACACAGAGCCAGAAAAAACAACTTATCTGGAACTTGCGAAATGGATCGAAGATATTTCGGACGACACAGACGAACAAACAACTTCGACAGCTTACTATGACGGTGATGGTACAGAAGAAACAACTGTTACTGCAGTCAAAGGTACATACACCGTCAAAGGTACATACGACAAGGAAGACCCAGCGATGAAGTATATTGCTGATCTCAAATACAAACTTGGTAATGATCGTCTTGTTTGGCACAAAGTGGTTGATGCAGACGGTAAAAACCAAACTGTCGGGATCGCAACAGTATCTGACATTAAAGCTGGATCTGGTGCTGCCGCAGAGTATGAAGAATTCCATTGTAAGATCTCTTACAACTCTATCCCTAAAACTTCCGCGGTCGTCTAATAATATTTTAGGCACTATCGCTTGATAGTGCCTTTTTATTTTGCATTTAAAAGGAGAAAAATAAAATGACAATCAATATTGAGATAAAACGCTCTGGCTTTCCTGTTAAGATCGGAGAATTTGAGTTCTGGTTTGGCACTTCCAATGAAGCGATGAAACGCTTTATCAAGATCAATGAAGTAGTTAATGATAAGTATAACGCTTATCTTGCAGAGCTTTCTGATCGTGCTAATAAAGGTGAATTTGACGATGCCAAGAATGAAGAGATTAATGATACCGTCATTGATCAAGCAATTGAACTGGAAAAGAAGAAAGTAGAAATCAAGTATGATGTTCTCTTTGGTGAAGGATCATTTGAAAAGCTCTATGCTAAATATCCAGACTATCTGGCACTTGATGAAGCACTAGATCAAGCTGATACATTGATTGGCAAAGAGCTTGAAAAAATCCAAAAAGAACGGGAAGAAAAAGCCAAGGAACGCACAGCAGACTATCTCACTAAAACCAAAGCCAAGAAAGCCAAAAGCAAGGCTAAGAAATAGTTATGAAGCTAAACGAGCCACTAGAGAATAGCTTCACGCTGGACGGTATAGAGTACGATGTTGATTGTTCTTTTGACATTATCCTTGATATCTTTGATGTCTTTAATGACGAGGTTTTAAATGACATTGAAAAGTACCGTTTAGCAATAGAGATTGTTACGGGTCAACGAATAGAAGACATCATGACAATCTTCAATTTGTGGGAATATATTGACGAGCATTTTATTAAAGTGCGCAAAGATAAGCCTGTACTGGATCGTAACGGGAACCCTATGCCAGTAGCAGATAGTGAAGAAGACAAGCTAAAGTTGCTTGATCTGGAGCAAGATGCTGGGGATATATATGCCAGCTTTAGGATGGCATACGGTATTAACTTATTTGAGGAGCAAGGAAAACTTACGTGGAAAGAGTTTTCTGCTTTGCTGAACGGTTTACCAGATAATACACCAGTCGCAAAACTGATCCAGATTAGGGATTGGAAGCCAACAAAGAACGACAGTACAGAGTATAAGTCTAAAATGCGCAAGCTTCAAAATAAATATAGATTAGACGGAGAGGAGGTATAAAATGTCGGACGGAAAAATTGTTATTGACGTCCAAGTCAACGGGAATAAATTAACCTCGCTAGTAGCTGATCTAAAATCACTTGAAAGTGTAGCAAGAAACTCTGCTAGTGGTTTTAAGTCGGCAAGTGAAGCGATCAAGAACGCTGGAAACAATGCCAAAGGCGGAGGCGATGGCTTCAAATCTGCTAGTGATAAGGTAAAAGAAGCTGGTAGCAATGCCAAGAATGGCGGATCTGGCTTTAAGAATGCAGCGGAACAAGTAAAAGAAGCTGGTATCATCAGTAAAACTGGTGGTAATGGTTTTAAAGTTAGTGCTGATCTCGCAAGACAAGCAGGTTTGCAAGCATCACAAGGCGGAGCTGGGTTTAGAAAAGCTGGCGAAGAAGCCAAAGCTGGTGGTGATAAAGCTGGCCAAGGAGCTAGTGGGTTTGAAAAACTGAAGAATTCAATCAAGAACTTCTCTGTTGGAGCTATAGCTTTTAAGTCTGTTAGTGCTGGTCTGGACTTGATGAAATCATCACTTGACAAGGCAATAGATCGATTCGATACATTGCAACGTTTCCCAAAAGTCATGCAGTCATTAGGCCACTCTTCGAAGGATGTAGCAGCATCTACCAAGTTGTTGTCTGAAGGTATTGAAGGTTTACCAACAACGCTTGATACAGTTGTAGCAACCACTCAAAAGTTAACCTCAATGACGGGTGATCTAAAGGCCTCAACCAAGTTAACACTTGCTTTAAACAATGCCTTTCTCGCTTCTGGTGCTTCGACAGAAGACGCTGCCCGTGGTTTAACCCAGTACTCTCAAATGTTATCAGCTGGTAAAGTTGATATGCAAAGCTGGAAGACATTACAAGAAACAATGCCCTACGCTTTGCAAAAAACAGCTGAAAGTTTTGGCTTTGCTGGTGCTTCTGCTCAAAAAGACTTTTATGCAGCGTTACAAGACGGAAGGATTACGTTTTCTGATTTTAACAAGCGTTTGATTGAGTTAAACAAGGGAACGAATGGCTTTGCTGAAATGGCAAGGAAGAACTCTGAAGGGATCAAAACTTCCTTTGGTAACATTGTCAACGCTGTAGCAAAAGGGATCGCAAATGTAATCGATGCATTCGACAGGCTGAGCAAGGCCGTGACTGGTAAGAGCATAGCTCAAAACCTAGACAGTATTAAATCAGTTGTAAATAATGTATTTAAAGCCATTGTTTCTACAATTGATGGAGTAACTCCTGTTGTTAAAGGCGTTATAAGTGTATTAGGATTCTTTAAACCAGTACTTGATCCACTTATCCATGTTATCGGTAGCGCAGTAGCTGGTATGCTTGCGTTTAAGGCTGCAGTTATGGCCCTAAACGTTATCAAGGGCATTGGTGGGCTTGTGTCTGATATGGTACAGGCATTTCTGCACTATATCGTTTCAGCCAAGGCTGCAGAAGCCGAAACACTAACGCTTGGAACAGCTATGTCATCGCTCGGCTCTGGAGGAATTGGTCTACTTGTTGGTGCGCTTGCTGGGCTTGTATCTTGGTTAACGCAAGAAAGCGAGGAAACCAAGAAAGCCAAAGAAGCTCATAAAGAGTTTATGAACTCGATTGATGAGTTGCACAACAGTGTATCAAAAGGTAATGAAGCCTATGAAGACCGCAGAAGAGAAATCAAAGCAACTGCAGAAGACAATGAGCGATTAGTTAAGAAGATTGAAGAACTAAGCGCAGTTGAGAACAAGACTGCAGCACAGAAGAAAGAGCTTGCTTCTGCAGCACAAACTCTTAATTCTCGTATTGATGGTCTGAACATTGTTTATGACAAAGCGACGGGCACGATCAACATGACTGCCGATGCCATTCGTAAGCAGATTGAAGTTTCCAAGCAAGCGGCAGAAGCTGAGGCTGCACAACAACGAATGGTCGAGATTGCCAAGAAGCGTCTTGAAATTGAAGACAAAGAAGCTGAACTCAAGAAGAAACATGCAGAAGCAATTGAGGAAGTTAATAAGAAAGAAGAACTTCATGGCTTCTTGCTTGATTCAAATGCCATAAAATCTGGTTTGCGCAAGAAGATTGATGAGGAAGCCGCAGATGCATCCGATAAACTCAAAGATGCGAAAACTCAGTTAGGTGAGCAAGAGGAGCGTTTGACGGGGATCATCCAAAGCGCAAGCGAAGCTCAAGCAAAAGCAACTGAAGACTCAGCGGGTCGCCAAGTTTTAACATTGGAAACAATGGACGACACACAGCGCAAGTTAGTTGATGATATGAAGTCTCAATATGAGACCATGCGTGGTGATGTTCAAAACGCTTTTCAAGCTATCAAGCAACAGACTGCATTGTCTGCTGACCAGATGGTCGCTAACTTGCAGAAAAATATTGATGCAACTGAGAAGTGGGCTTCAAACCTTGAGCAATTGGCTAAGCGTGGTTTAGATCAAGGATTGATTGAGCAACTACGGCAAGCGGGGCCAAAGGCTGCAGAACAGACACAGGCCCTTGTAAATGCCTCCGATGAACAGTTAGGCCACCTCAACCAGAAATGGAGCGAGGCGGGGGATAAAGCCAAAGATGGCTTCCTTCGTGGTATCAAAGCAACTGGGGTTGAACTAGCTCCAGAAGTCCAAGCAATGGTGAGTGCTATCGGTGATGAGTTCAGACAAGCGTTGATTGACGCTGGCTTTGATGTCAAGGCCCGTGAAATCCCACAAAAAGCATCTGAGGGTGTAAAATCTGGTAAAGACTTAGTAACTCAAGCTGGATCAGAGCTTGCGCAAGCGGCACAACAAGGTATCGCTGGCATAGCCAATACTGCTTTTGAAAGTGGTAACCAAACTAGCGGACAATATGCTGGAGGTATCACCAATGGCTCACCAGCGGTACAGAGCGCAACAGAGGGGATTAAAAATGCCTCGATGGGTGTCCTAGCTTCGTTATTTAGTGAGGCACAAGCAAAAGGTGCTGGTGTCGGTAATGGCATGAGTACTGGTATCATTGGATCGACTGGATCAGCTCAAGGCGCAAGCGATCAACTAAAAAGTGGAGTTACTAGCGTATTTTCTGGAATTGGTCAAGATGGTCAACAGGCTGGATCTAACTTTAGTTCTGGTCTTTCTTTTGGTCTTTCTGTTGGCCAGCAAGTTGCTAGTGGTGCTGCATCATTGGTTAAACTGGCAATGAACGCACAATTTTTGACATCTAACTCAGATGGTCAACAAGCTGGTTCTAGCTTCGGTTCTGGTGTTGCTAGTGGTATCAACTCGACACAAGGGCAAGTAAATAGTGCGTCAACTAGTACCAAGAATACAGCCAACAACGCTGTAAGCTCTCTAGGTTCCGACGGTCAACAAGCGGGTTCTAGCTTTGGTTCTGGTACAGCATCGGGAATTAATGGCATGAACGGAAGCGTGTTTAATGCAGCTTCAAATATGAGACAAAGTGCAGAGAACGGAGCTCAAGGTGGATACAATGCAGCATACTCTGCGGGGACTTCCATTGGTGAAGGTCTGATGTCTGGTATCTATGCCATGGCTGGATCAGTTGCAGCAGCAGCAGCCAACATCGCTGCAAATGCGGTTGCAGCAGCAGCAAGTGAGTTGAAGATCAACTCACCTTCAAAAGTATTCCGTGACAAGATTGGTCGTGCTATTCCAGAGGGTTGGGCACTTGGTATCGACAAGTACAGCTATTATGTAGACGATAGCATGAAAGGATTGAGTAACGACATCATTGACGCTGGTGACGCTCTATCTAGTAAGATTTCACTTACTCCAGAAAGTGCGCTAGGACTGGTTGGTTCACGTTCTGCATCGTATGGCATGGCTGGCAGCGTGTCTAACTCAAGCGTGACAAACAACTACACGCTTAATGCCAGCGGTGGCAGTCAATCTAATTTCTTTACACCAGAAAACATGCGCAGATTATTGCGTGAAATGGCATACTACACTAACTTGGAAGGAGGTAAAATGGCTTAGATGGATACATTTACATTTAACGACATCAGCAGTAGCAGATATGGCTTGCGTGTAACTAGCGAGTATGTAATCAATTCAACTGGACAAGATATTGATACAGTCGCAGTTGCTGGTCGTGATGGTGACTTGTTACTCTCTAACAATCGCTTGAAATCTGTCACGCTTGAACTTCCTTGCACAATTTCTGGAAGTCGTAAACTAACAGATGTTGAGAGCGATATTAGTCATTGGCTAAATGTTGCGGGTTATAAGGACTTGACCTTGTCATGGGATCCAGATTTTATCTATCGTTCTGCATTTAAGGAGACCTTTGAAATTGCTAGTATTATGCGACAATTCGGAAGAGTCAAGCTGAACTTCCTTACTTATCCCGTCAAATTTTACAAACAAGGGCGAGTTAAACAGACACTCATGAATGGCGCAACAGTGAACGGTATCGGTAATGTCAACGCTAAACCGATCATCACTCTACGAGGCTCTGGTGACTGCACACTCACAATCAATGGTCGTAAGACTAATCTGAGAGGTGTACAGAACTCTATCGTGCTTGATATGCAAGCGAATCAAGTCTACTCTGGCAATCTTCCAGCGTGGGATAAGGTCGTTCGATCTCCCGAGTTTCAAATGCCATATCTTGATTATGGTAGGAATTTGATTAGTTGGGACGGCAGTTTTACCGCTGAAATGATCCCGTATTGGGGGGTTAAGCTATGAGACCTATACTATTTAATAAAAGTGAGACTGCTTTTGACACGTATGGTCTGGGTGAGCTGAATGTGACTAAAGGAACGGTCACACGGGAACGTAACGGGAATTATACGCTATATGCAGAAATTCCCGTGAACGATCCAGCGGTTGCGAGCCTTGCTAAAGAAATGAAGCTCAAGGCTGACGCTGGTTTGCGAACCAAGAACCAAACCTTTGAAATCTCACGGATCGTAAAAGATAGCAGTAACATTGTTAAAATTTACGGTCAACATATCAGTCACAAGCTGGAATACATTGTGTTACGAAACGCCACAGCATTTTCTGGTACAGCGTATAACGCTCTAGCAGTTTGGAAAGGTGCTTTGATTGGCGATCTAACCTTTGATGTCTGGTCTGATATTCAAGCCTCAAATAAGGGTTTGTTTGACATTTCCAAGATGGAGAATGCCCGTCTTGCCCTTGGTGGTGTAGAAGGCTCTATTCTCGATCTCTACGGTGGTGAGTATGAGTTTGATAACATGACTATCCGACTGCATAAGCAGTTAGGTCGTACTGCTCCAACCGTATTAGAGTATGGACGGAATATCCTATCAGCAGAGCTAGATGAGACGATTGAAAGCTCATATACTAGCGTATTGCCATTCGCAACGTACACACCAGACCGTCCAGAATGATCAACAGACGATAGTCAACCAGACCCTATCACGGTTACAATCCCAGAAAACTACGTAGATAGCAAATACAAAGCTCTCTATGCTCATCGCAGAATTAAAGTTGTAGACTTCTCAAGCGAGTTTAGCACTGATAGCAAGAAGAAGAATATTCCAAATCCAGACAAGTTGCGTAAGCTAGCGATGGACTACATGGAACGGAACGCTATCGGGAAACCTAAAATCAATATAAAGATTGAGTATGCAGACCTAGCTAAAACGCTTGACTACGCAGACAATGGCTGGATCGAGGAGCTGGAATTATGCGACATCGTACCTATCTACTACCCTCAGATTGGGCTTACAGATGAGACTGCTAAAGTAACAACTGTTACTTATGACTTCGTTAACGAGCGCAATGAAAGCGTTGAGTTTGGTGACATCGGTACAAATGTACGTTCGACAATGCAGAGTGGTCTTGCTGGTAAGATCGATGATATTGCTAAAAGTCAAGAGAGGTTTGAAAGTAACCTACCAGCATATCTCTTAAATGCTCAAGGTAATAAAGTCTGGTACAATCATCCAGACAATACTGAGCACAAGATCGGTGATATTTGGTTTGAAAAGAACGGTCTCTATGATCGTATGTATGTCTGGAATGGAACTCAATGGGAGAAACGTATCGACACCGAAGACGTTGACAGGGTCAAGAAAGAAGTCAATAGACAGCTAGAAGAAGCCAAGACAACTACTGACCGTGCTATCGAGCAAGCAAACGCAAAAGCCCAAGAAGCTCTAACAAAAGCTGGTACAATTCCCGACACGTCCAAGCTATCTGACCAGATCAAGCAACAGATCCTATCTAGCCAAGACTTGCAAAACAAAGTAACAGAAGGGATCAAGAGCGTTGACGGTGACACGATCTATAATAAGATCTATAGAAATATTGAGCAGTCGTTTGCCCCAAGCGCGTATGCCGATTATTTAAACAACAAGCTTTCAGACACGAAAGAACAAGTAAGCAATTTAGATCGCAGAATAGCGAGCCAAACAATTGAGTTTAACAAGCTGACAGAAAGTAACAAGCTCTATGAGCGAATTATCGGCAAGTCTGAAACAGACGCACCAGACAAGCTCTCACGCTTGGTTATGTCTAGCCAGATCTTCCAGACAGAGGTCGGGAAGTATTCAACCAGCGGTGGCCCAAATATGATCCGAAATTCGCGGGCAGACGAGGGCTTGAAGTATTGGAACGGTGCTCCTAATAAATTTAAGTTCTTAGAACACCAATTCTACATGAACGGTCAAAAGCGAATGTTCCTTTTGTATAATGGCGCAGTCGTTAACAGTCCACGTTTTATCTTCAAAAAGAACACAGATTACATGCTCAATATGCTAGCATTTGACGCTAACACAGCACGTTTTACAATCGAGTTGCGAAAGCGCAAGAAAGACTCAGCCAACCAAGACTATGACGAAATCCAGACAATCTTTGATAAGACTGGAAACCCTGCTTTTGATTCGACTAAAGCGGTTAAGAAGTCGTTTAAGTTCAATACAGGCGATTTTGACAATGGCTATCTGTTGTTTTCTTATGAAGGCAATCCGACAGGCTGGTCTGGTCTCTTTATGACCGAGCTGGACTTTTACGAAGGCTCTAGTTCCCGTTTATGGCAACCATGCCCAGACGATTCAAACGAGCCTATCGAGGCCGTACGGACGCAAGTCACACAGCTAAACAATAGCTGGTCAGTCCAAAACCTAACGAGTGCTGGTGCGGTCTTAGGAGCGATTAACCTCAATCCAGATGGATCGGTTAAGATCAATGAGGGTCTGATCTCGATTGGTGACAAGACCTATATCAAAGACGGTGTTATTAAATCTTCGATGATTAGCAACGCTCAGATCGGTACAGCTCATATCGGCGAAATTGACGCAAGCACAGCAAGACTTATCAATGTTTCGGCAAAGAACATCACGGCAGATGGGATGACCGCTAATATTATCAAGGGTGGGATTTTATCATCTGTAAACGGCTCTACATTCTTTAATTTGAATGACGGATATTTTGAATCTAATGGCACTAATAGCAGAATCATGATCAATGATGGGGCGTTTGACTTCACTACCAAATCGGGAAAAGGTATTGCTGGATACTCGACAATGTACGGTGAAGGTCGTATCAAGGGCGGAGCTATAGGCTCACACGATGGCTTTGATTTTTCTATCACAACAAAAACTGGTGCAAGATCTATGCTTTCCTTCACCAATGACAACAAAATGATTGTTTCAAACTCAATGACAATAGTCAGTGACCAAGCGAGTTTTAGCGAATACATCGGCATAAAACTAAAGCGTTACAATCAAGGTGGAGGTTGGTGTACAGCTATCGTTAGTTCACATGGGTCTAGTGGAATTGAATTTTATGATAATGGCAATGTCCGTATTTTGAGATACGGTCAAATCTGGGAACCAAAATAGAAAGGATACCATGAACACAACAGACAAAATTGTAAACGCGATTTCGCAAAATCTCGCAAACGCGATCGTAGAGGCTACAAAATATAGTGTCTTATACGAGGAAAAAAACGAGGAACTAAAACGTGTTGACGAGGAATACAAACGTGTTAACGAGCTATTGAGCAAGTTTAACGACGTTTTAGATAGCGATCAAGCACTCAAAGACCTCTTTGATGAGGCCTCTCAAAAAATGGAAGAAGGTAAATAATGACATTTAAACTAGTTAACAAATACTTGCAAGAAGCAAACAAAACTTTTGTCGCAATTCGACAAGATGCACCATACACAGCATTTGACCGTGTGTTAATTGGTGACCGTACAAGCGAATCAGATGAGTCTCTGATCCAAGCTGTACTTGGTCAGGTTGCGACTGAATTTAACCCTGCTGACGGAGTTAAGAAATTACAAGAAGACTTACATGTACAAGCAGAAAGCTATGAAGCTAAGCTTGCAGAGAAGGACAAGAAGATTGCCGAAAATAAGGCTGTTTCAGATTGGGCTGTTTTGGTGGCAGTGACCAATACAGAAAATCCACTCGATCCAACTCTCTATGCTCGTGGTTTGGAACTCATCGAAGCTGGATAAGTTGGCAAAACGTATAAACCATACGATATTTTCACGGTGACAGATCCTAACCATGTGATCAAATATGGTGAAGGAAATCGTGTACTTGTCCAAGTAAATCAAGAGTTTACTTACAATAACGAAACAGTAACTGAACTTGAAGGTGCTCTGTCTCAAAATGGCAAGTTGGCAGTCTGGAAATGGACTGAACCTAAAGCAACAGATCCAATGACTACCGCTGCAACTACTACAGCACAATAGGAAGGAGTGTGATTTATGGTGCATTTCACTCCAGAAGATCTCTCAATGATTGTAGGATTTATTGGCGTTCTACTGGGAATTTATGGCAGCTTTAAAGGTACAATTATCGCGCAAGAAAAGCGGATGGTTGTAATGGAAAAAGATATTGAGACTATGCGTGATTTCCGTCTGACGGCCGTTAGACGGCTAGATAATCACGATGAACAGAATAAGTCTTTACTCATTCTCGCGGAGCAAGTCAAGGCTTTGAGCGAGGATATGAAAGAGTTGAAAGCTCTCATTCAAAGTAAACATAACTAAAATAAAAAAAAGAGGTAACATTATGAACAAGATCAATTGGTCAGTACGTATCAAAAACAAAAACTTTTGGCTTGCACTTGTGCCAGCTTTAGCATTGCTCTTTCAAGCTTTTGCCGATATTTTCGGCATTAAGCTAGAATTTGGGCAAACCGTTGATAAAATCTTGGTATTTGTAAATGTACTATTTGCCTTCCTTGTTTTGGTCGGTGTTGTCAACGATCCAACCACTACAGGATTTAGCGATTCAACTCGTGCGCTTAGCTATGAAGAACCTAGCCAAGATTAATATTTTTATACTGGCAACCATCTATTTTTGGGTGGTTGCTTTTGATTTTAGAAAGGATAGAAAAATATGAGTGTACAACAATCAATTGTAAACGGTTTTACTAGTCGTCGCGGGCTAATTACATATTCAATGTTCGGCTCTCGTAACGGCTCAGACGGGACTGGGGACTGTTCGGGTATCATGTCGCAAGTATTGAAAGAAGCTGGTATTCCGATCCAAGGCTTACCATCGACAGTCACGCTTGGACAACAACTCGCAAATAATGGCTTCTATCGTGTAAGTATCAATCAAGAGTGGGACGCTTTAACTGGTGATATTGTGCTTATGTCGTGGGGAGCTGATATGTCCTCGTCTGGTGGTGCTGGTGGCCATGTCGGTGTCATGATGGACGATACATACTTTATCTCTTGCGACTATTCAACGCAAGGTGCAGCAGGACAAGCTATTAATACTTATCCATTCAATGACTATTATAATTGGAATAAGCCAAGCTATTTTGAAGTGTGGCGTTATGCTGACACAGCACCTCAAACCAACAATCAAGCAAATACAGCCGTACAACCGCAAGAAAAGGCTTATTATGAAGCGAACGAGGTCAAATATGTTAACGGTATTTGGCAAATCAAATGTGACTATCTCGCACCCGTTGGATTTGATTGGACAGAAAACGGTATCCCCATTTCCATGGTTAACTGGGTAGACGAAAATGGCAACAACTTGCCAGATGGCGCAGATCAAGACTTTAAAGCTGGCATGTACTTTAGCTTTGAACTCGATGAAGTCAATATTTCAGACACAGGCACAGGTGGCTACTACGGCGGTTACTACTGGCGCTTGTTTGAGTTTGGACAATTCGGCCCTGTTTGGCTGTCGTGCTGGGACAAGGACGATCTAGTAAATTATTACGAGTAAAGGGGTGATTGAATGAATCGCTCAAACTGTACGAACTTAAAGCAGTTTGAGGGAGGTCGAGTCGTTAAACAAGGCGACTCGGCTTCCCTTTTTGGTTTCGCATTGTACGACGAGAGATGGACGCCAATCGACCTCGAGGGACAGGAAGCTACAGTCCACTTTACCAGCAAAAAAGGCAAAGCGTCTTTTTCGACGACTGTCCAAGGCTCAAAGGTATTGTTTAAAATCCCGAAAGTCCTTAGATCGGAAGAGCACACG